ATGGATTTGTACAAGGTGGCACTGTACCGTGGACTTGGTGGAGTAGTCTCTGGCACCTACCGTACTGTTACAGGTAACCGTAGGTTCGACATCGAGAGGGACTTCGGCATTGCTAAGACTCAGCTGTCTGCTGAGTTTGAAGATCCTAGTGTACTACAGAAGGCACTGGACTTTGGCCTTAGCCGTCTGGTCCCGTTCCGTCAGATGGATACAGCTATGAAGCACGCTAGTATCGAGGCTGCTTACAGTGACTTTGTTAAGAAGTCCAAGGCACCAGTAGGATCTAAGAAGTATCAGCAGTTGCTCGACGAGCTAACTGTTACAATGGGCCGTGAAGATGCACTGAAGACTATCTCTGACTTGCGACTAGACAAGGCTATGGAAAGTCCATTGGTTAAGGAGGCCCTACTTGCAGAGCTACTGCAACGTCAGCCACTGACTTACTTGCAGGTCCCAGAGGGATACCAGACTGATCCAAGCAAGCGTCTGTTCTACAAGCTTAGTACCTTTATGCTACTGGACTTGAACTACAACAGGCAGGAGTTTATGAATGACCTTGGTGGTCCAGGAAAGACATTGCAGCAACGTACCGTTGCGCTACGTAGGCTCGCATATATGGCTACCCTGCTGACTATGTTTGGCCTACCATCGGACTTACTCGATGACTGGATTGCAGGCAAGGATACGTACATCCCTGAGCACGTAATGAATAATATGCTAGGTATGTTTGGACTGTCTAGGTACACTACTTCCCGTGCGCTGAATAAGGGTGCAGTAGAAAGTGTAATCCAACGCTTCACTCCTCCTGCGATTAACATTATGATCGACGGTGAACAGTCACTGAGATCGTGGGTCAAGGGTGACAAGGAACTGTTCGAGATTAAATCTTGGCGTAACTCTCCTCTGTCTGACGTATGGTACTACCGCACTGGAGGTGGCGTAGAGTCCCAGAGGAAGTATCAAAAGAAGCAAAGGAAAGAAGGAATAACTCCTACCTTTGATCGATAGATCCTAAAACAAGTTTGGCCTACCTTAATTAAAAGGTAGGCCAAGTTTTTTTGGGGACTTAAACTATGAAAAAAAGTCCCCTGTCCAACGCTCTCAATCATAAGAGCAACACATGACATAACACAATCCCTAGCGATTTGATGCCCCCACCCTATCGCTAAGGTAACTTTACTATGTGCATTAAGTAGGATAGTGCAAGTAATACTAGCACTTGCTGATAATATGAATGCAATTCATAGGGATATCATAGAAGTATTCACCCTTTGATATCATTCGGTTAGGTACTTCTACTAGCCTGTCATCTGTCAGTAGCTCTCCAGCTATACGCATAGCGTGACTGTACTCTGCGTTCCAGATGTAGAACAGGACTGGCATCTCCAGCTTGGCAAACTTCTGCTTGCGCTGCGGGATGTGCACTGTAGGCCAGGGGAACACTGGCCCCTTCCATACGAGCTTGCACTCGCACTCGACGTAGCACAGGTCCTCAATGATGAGGTCAGCGCAGTACTTGTCGGGGTTATCTATGGCAGTGTATCCCATTCGGGATAGGTACTGCTTAGTTGCTTCTCTGGCGGGGCTGTCCGTCAGGTCGAACATTTCCATGTCGAATCTTTTATGCTTCATAGGTCTGTGCTTGGGTTATGTATACGAGAATAAAGATCCAAATATACGTGATTCACTCGATATCATTTTAAACCGCATTGGTTTAATATGGGTGGATGAAACTACTATTACTCCTGTCGATTATCTTATTTCCTTTCATTGCATCAGCTGACCCTGCAATCAAGATCCTCTGCGACAGCGGATTAACGCACTCAATTGCAAAGGTTAAAACCGTGTACGCAAATGCAGGAGATCATATTTTTTACAAGGAAACAAAAGCATCCGACGGGATGCTACTGCTTACCGATGGTAAGGTACAGAAGTTCAAGGGTAAAGGCAATCGGGTTGTGGTTGCGATTGTAAAGAACTACTCCTAGCAATCTTGTGCTCCTGCAGCTCGTCCTCCATCTTGTCGAGGGCCTCGGACAGCATTGACTCCAGCGTGCCGTGCGGCATACCAGTGGTCACTGCCTGCCAGTACTCTAGTTTAATCTTCTTCGATAGTTTCATTAGTTTTGTATTTGATTTGTACATCAGCCTCGGTGCATACGTCCTCAAGTGCTTTGCAGTACACTACGCAGTCCTGCGAATCAGAGGCTAGGCGTGCCTGTATCCTGTCGAGTCCGTGCGTTACACTGGTGCGGTGCCTGTTGACTAAACGTGAGATCTCTTCGTGCGTGCAGTTGTGCAGGTGCATTACATATGCAAGTGCATCTCTGGCATACGATGCCCGTCTAGTGCGGGACTTGCCACGGATGATGTTAGGTGTAGTGCCGAACCTTTCGGCTACGATTTCGGTTAGTTTAATTTTGTTTAGCATTATTTTATGATTCCTACGCAGTGATATAGTTTGAAGATTCCACGAACGTCACGTTCGCCTTCTCGATTCTTTGCAACTGAGTATTGCAACTCAGTGTAAGGTCCTTCGGGGTCAACCTTCTTGGCTGACTCGATGTCCCCATTCTTGGGCCACATAAGGATGACTGCGTCTGCGTCATTCTCAATGTCGCCAGAGTCCTTAAGGTCGTACAGTGACAGGCCGCTTTCACGCTTGGCACCTTCACGATTGACCTGTGCTAACAGTAGGATGCCGATCTCCAGCTCCACTGCTATCTGCTTTATCTTGTGAGAGATAGATGAGATACCCTCGGTCTTACCTACGTTCTTCCCGAATGGGATTAGTTGCAGGTAGTCAATGACTACTAGCTTCACCCCTTGGGTGCGTACCAGTAGTCTGATCTGACTCCTTAGGTCATCGGCCCCCTTGACTGCGTGCACAGTGTAGATGGGCAGGCCCGACAGTAGCTCATTGGCAGCGTGCACTGACTTAACCTTGGCAGGTGTAGCTACGTTCTCTTCGATCTGGCGTAGGTTGACACCGCTGAGTGTCTGAATCATACGCCTAGCGATTTGCTTCTGTGGCATCTCAAAAGAAAAGATAGCGCACGGAACTGAAGCGATCTTACTTGCACGTAGTGCAATGTTAATAGCCACGGCTGACTTGCCGCAGGAGGTAGGTGCAGCGATGATACATACTTCACCTGCTCCGATGCCTCCCATACCTAGCTTCTCGTCTAGGTGCGGGATGTGCGTACGTACTACGTCCTTGACGTAGGTCCCCTCTTGCATCTGCTTGAACTCCTCTTGCAGTATCTCTACTGAGTTAGAGATCTTCTCAACCCCAGACTCGGTGCCGTTGACTGCACTGAGTTCGCTGTCGATCTGCCCTTGGATCTCGGCTGCATCCATTTGCTCAGATGCGCTGCGCTCGGCTGCCAGCTTGTAGGCTCGGTGCATCCTGCGTAGGTTACTCTTCTCCTTTACGATGCCTGCATAGTTAAGGACCCTGAAGGGTGTGTCGGCGGACCCAGCTAGGGCCATTACACCTGCGATGCCACCTACTTCGTCGAGACTATTGTTAACCTTGAGGCGTTCGATAAGATTGATCTCGTCGATAGGTTGGCCTGCTCCCGATAGCTCCGCTATAGCTTGATAGGCAAGCTGGTTCCGTAGGGCATAGAAGTCATTGGGCTGTATGATCCCAGAGATACTGTCGTATGCGTCTGAGTCGTCCCCGATTAAACAGCAGGCAATCAATGCCCGCTCCGCTGATAAATTGTTTGGTAGTACTGTGTCTGGTTCTAGTAAGTCGTGTATGTTTGTCATAGTTTTTCATAGTTTATAAAACCCAAGTGCCAGCTACAGGATCGGACTGCAGCTGGCGAGTAGGGTAGTTATGGTTGGCGGTCTTGTCTTTCGATCATACCTAGGGCGATCAATGAGTAGCCAATGAGATCTCGAAAGATGTCCTTAGCTTGGTCGCCTTCAGTACATACGGATAGCTTGCCATCCTTACAGAAAGCTTTCGCTCTCTGGAATTTGTCCTGCATTCTGATGCACACCCCAGTCAAGGGGTGCACACCAAACTCGGAGGAGCCGTCAAAGTTTGCGAAGGGGTTATCGCAGCTTTCGCCTCCTGTGTAGTCCGAGCATTTGCCAGTGGTTATTTCCAATATTGAACTAACCTCTTCACGGCGGAACTTCTCCCACCATACCTTATCAAATTCTAGCATCTAGAAGCTGATAGGGTCATCGCTCATCGGGGCAACTCCAGATGATACTACGTCTGGCTTTGCTTCCTTAGGGTCGAATGAAACAGACAGGAAAGCTTTGCCTGCCTTGCTGGTTTTCTTCCAGCCCTTGAACCAGTACTCCTTGCCGTCAACTTCGGCGGAGCCAGTGAGATCAGGGTGAGTCTCCTTTTCCTTACGGTCGTTAGGGAAGAGTGCACCACTGTTGTTGTTGTCGTATGTTTTTGTTTGCATTATATTAACCCATCCAGGGTTTGTGTTTTCTTTTTGTAGGAAGGTTCGCCCTTCCCGTGAGTGTTTGTTGCATCGGGATCTTTGGTATCGTCGATGCATAGCAGGCCGTTAAGGGCGTACTTACGTGCGTAGGAGGAGGCCGAGCCAGTAATCTGGGCTTGGTCCATTCCCTTCTTTGTTTCGGCGTGCTCTGCGAATCCATCTGCAGTAAACGGTGTACCGCCATCGTGATGCAGGCAGGCCGTAGACTTAACGAAGATGCGTCCTTCAAGTGCCACCAGTGCATCAGTCAAGATGAGTGCTGCTCCGTGCTTCTGTAGTAGGGGCTTAACTGCACTGAGGATATCCTCTGCACTGCGGTACGAGTAGTTGCCGAAGTTATTCTTCTGGCCCTTGGGAGCCTTTAGCTCCGACTGTATTTCTTGTAGTATGTTCATATGTTTTATTGGTTATTGGTTGGTTCAGAATAGTTTTCTGGAAAGTTTAAACCCTCAAGAGGAAATCCCCGTGAGAATGCATAGGCATCCCTAGCGATTGCTGCGTCTTTTTCATTATGGAAGTACCCGATATTCTTGTGTATCCCTTTAGCCTTACAGGAAGCTCTCCATTTTTTCTTTACCTTGTCCCAGTGTACCCCTCGAAATTGAGACGAGCAGCCCTTCATCTTTTTTTTAAATGCTTGATGATTTTTGCTATGAGTTGCCATCCGTAAATTATCAATCCGATTATTGCTAGGATCACCATCAATGTGATCAACGGCAGGAAGGTTGTTGAATTCCTCTAGGAAGGCGGCGGCTATAATTCTGTGAACCGTGAGATTTTTATCACCGACATATACCTCCATCCTATTTCTGCACGATTTGTTTCTTGTTCCGAATGTTCTTTTAACTTTCGTGTAATATGGTTTAGTGATGCTTCCGTCTACGTGAGCAATGACCTCAACTCCATTAACTGTTATTGTTTTTTGTTCCATAGTTTGTTATGTGTTATTGGTTAGGTGCACTGCTTGATAAAAGCAGTACGAAAATACTGTGTGCGCTCGGCTGCATTCTTGCAAGAATTAATATCATTCTCTTCGCATTTCATGTGCAATAATATCTCCAGCTGTCTTGCCTTTGGCAATCTCTTAAAGCGTTTGCACTTCTGGGTTAGCCCGACTGGGTGCATCACGTCTGTCCTAGCATTCTCTAGGTAGTCTGCTAGGGCACGTAGTGCATCTGGCAGTGAGACCTTTGAGTTGTTCTGTCCGAATCTCTTCCAAGAGTTTTCAATCTTACCAGCCCAAGCATTACTCTGCCTGTGCAGTACGCCTCGTATCAGTCCAGTATCGTGGCAGTGATCGACCACTGAGTCATTGCACTTGCATTTAAAGATCGGGCACTTACTCGGAAGGTTGTCTTGCCTCCACTGCTTGAGCTTGCTGCTTGGTAGGCTGTGCCTAGGATATAAAAGAAAATATTTGATGTCAGAAAGTGATGGCTCGTCTAGGTTATCAGTCATAATGTGTGCGCCCTCTTGGGCTGTTAGTGAGCTGTTTGTTCTTTTTAGGATTTCGTCAATAATCTTTTCCATTTCTGGGCGACCAACTGGGTCTACCCCAACTTGCTGCTTGAACAGTTCAATTACTCTTTCTCTTGTTTGTGTCATAATGTGTGCGCCCTACTGGGCTGTTGTTGGTAGTTTATAGTTAGTTAGCTTGAACTGTCGTCGCCATAGTGCGTAGGTTGCTGCTTGGTAGGTATTTCATTTACGCTTAGGATTTGCACGTATGCTTTACGCTTGGTGGTTGTGTACCCGCCTCTGTCTGGCTTCTTGGGTGCGAAAAGTTTGAGTGCAGCCTCGGCTGTGTGAGCGTGCTTGATTGCACTGCAAATGAATCCTTTAGGCATATCCCTCTGCTTGTATCGGATCTGAAATACCATCCCTAGATGTCGGTGTATATCAATGAGAAGCCGCCGTACATATGCAGCGGTACAATGTTGTACTCGACCCACTCGATGGCCTCGTCGTACTGCATCTCATCCCGTGTAACAAATAAGTCTACGATTAGTTCGTAGCTGTAGCACAGGTGCCCAGTGTCGGTGATGCCCAGCACTGCTGAGTCAAGTCCATCCAGTTTGATTGCATCGTCTTGTAAAAAGTATCCGCAGTCATCCCAGTCAATCGGGTATAGGTCTTTCACTTTTTCATCCTTTTGTTCCAGTAAAGTTTTGCCATTAGCTTGGCGTTGGCGATGCCCTGCTTCACGTCCTTTGTATTCCAGACGTGGTGCCAGTGCTTCTTAGTCTCGCAGTCAATGACTACTGACCTGCACTCTGGCGTGTAAGGTAGGTCGTGCTGCTTCTGTACGATGAAAGCTTCGATGGCTAACTGCTCGCAGTCCTTGTCGTATACCTTGGCCTTGCCCTTGGTATTGGTGCGGCACTTGTAGTCCGCTAGGAATAGCTTACCTTCGTTGTCATAGCCAATGAAGTCCACGCTTCCTGCGATCTTGATAAGCTTGTCTGCCACTACGCATTCGGTGGCAATCGGTTTGACTTCGCAGACCTGCATCCACTCTAGGAATGGTGCCGCCCACTCTTGGTATGGTGACTCCCCGATCTCGTAATCGTGAAGCTGTGCCTGTACCAGTTCTTCAATGCGGTGGTGCACTGCTGTTCCAAATTCAGACGATGGTATCAATGATCCATCGGTCGGGTGCTTGCGCATTCCGTAGCATAGGCGTTCGATCTCCCGCCAGTGCAGGTAGGGGTTCTCCCTTCCTAGTTCGACCATCTTGCTTGGCTTGTAGATGCTGTCTAAAAATTCATCCTTGCAGATGCCTAGTACGGTAGTAACGGACGGAAAAATAGCACGGACTTTGCGAGCCTGTGCTACGGTAGTGATGTCATCCCGAAGGAAGGCATCCAGTGTGTCATTGCAGTCATAGAAGTGAGCCATCCAGAGATTGAATGACTCACCTTATGACGTGTCAATTATAATTCGTCTGCATCCATGTCCATCAAGTAGTTGATGGCATCTCGCAGCGAAGTAGTGGGGATGATCTCGTCGATGTTGTCCTCGAATGAGTAAGTCTCAATCACGTTGAACTTCCCGTCTACGTCTGTGTTGAACACGATGTGCAGGTGCTTCTCTTGAATGAAGTTGAGAATCTCTTCTGCGCTGCGCTGTGGTAGCGACTGCGGGTGCACGAAGTACTTGTCTCCGTCATCGAGGTCAACGACAAGGCAGTCATCGAATCGGTTGAGGCTGTTAAGGCGTTGAACCATTACGTCCTGCCCGAGTTTGTTGGCTACCCCTGCTGGGTAGGTGTTGATCAGTATTTGTTCCATAGTATTATTTCTGTTGGTGATAGGCTGAGCGTACCTTGTGGTAGTACTCATTGAGGTTTCTTTGCTTTGCATCTTGCCGAGGGTGCTCGACTCGGTGCCGTGCCCCGCCGCCGCCGTTCCAGATGAATGCAACGTGCTTGAGCGTAGGGTATTCGATGTCTTGCAGGTAGTAGCCAATGACAGTACGGCATACCGCCTCTGATGTCTGTGCATCGAAAGCATCTGAGTGCTGGAGGCTGGCACCTGTGATCCTGTTATAGTCCTGTATCATTATGTCGTGAATCTGGAGGATGCCGTAGGCTTTGCCTGCGTCCCCGATCTCGGAGCTACGTCCGTTACTCTCGACTTGTATGAGTGCCTGTATGGCACGATCTAGGGTCTCCCCCGTGCCCGTGAGGCTAGTGCCCACGAGCAGGAGAATCCCAGCCATCAGTGCCCTCATAGTACGGGGAAGCTTACTTCCCCTCATAGTATGTCCCCTTCATTTGACAGGTAACCTGTCTCGACGAGGTCACGTGCAGTGCGCTGGTAGTACCCTTGCAGGCTGTTGATGGTACCCGTGCTGATCAGTGCCCCGAAGAGCTTGAGGGTATCGTAGGAGTTCAGCTCGCCCATCTCGAAATCGGTGAGTAAGCTGACTAGGTCTTGGGTGTCTGTTTGTGTGCTCATAATTTTGCTTGACGTTATTATTTTGGTTGTTAGAATTAAGAATGTATTCCTTAAGGAGCCTCCCCCAGAATGGGGGAAGAGTAAAGGAAAAAGGGAATCCTTAAGGAGTACGTCCAAGGATAAAAAAGGCGGCTGCCTTACGGATGATCTTGATGGCTTCGACTGCGTCGATGAATCCATTTTGAAGGAGGGTATCGACCTCTTTGCAGACTGCCCCAAGGTCGAACATATCTAGGTAGTCATCGTGCTTACGATGCGTGATCGTAACGTGCTCCCCCTCCTGCCCTGTAGGCTCGTTGAAGGTCACGTCGAATAGTTCTGTTTTGTATTTGTTCATAGGTTATTTCTCGGTGTTGGTTATGGTTAGAAATTCGGAGGCGAGATCTTCGATCAGCTCCCAGATGCCGTGTGGCTCCCACTCTTCAAATGGTTCCCACCTGTTGTCTCTGATGAAGTCCGTCACGTCCTGCTCGTCTAGCTCGTCGAAGTCTTCTGGCAACGGCTCGCAAAGGTAGAATTTTGATGCGGTTATGTATGCTTGTGCTTTGTTCATAATTTATTTCTCTGTATTGGTTATCGAGTGAAGGCGACAGAGCAACTGATTGCTCCCTGTACGCCCATATAAAGAACTACGCTGTCCGTAGTCCCGTGCTGCTTAGCTCGCAGCTCTGTGCAGCCGCCGTAGCGACTGCGATTAACTGTTAGTCCCTTGCCCTCGGCTCGCAGTATGCGAGCGTAAAGGAGGAAGTTCTTGATGGCTGTTTTATTGGTCATGTTTTTCTAGGTGAATCATTACGATGTGATAGATGTCATTGAAGAGGTCTTGTGCATCTTCTGTCAATCCCTCTGATCCGTCAGCACGATCTTCCCAGACCATGTGTTTGCCCATCTGGAGTTCGACGAGTTCTTCTGCTATGTTGCAGGCGGTATGTATGTTTTGTGAGTTGTATTGATCCATTTTTGTCATAGTTGAGTGCCTCTGTGTGCCGCTGTACGGCGTTGTGTTAGGTTGCGAGTGCTAGGATAGCCCTGCTACCCAGAAAGCCCCTCAGCGGATGGCTGAGAGGCTGGTACTGGTGTACTACAGGGTTAATATCCAACTGAGTATGCCCAGTCTTCGATGCGGTGCAGGATGCTGTCTGGGATCTCATATTGGTGCGACCCACAGGATGTGGTGAAGTACCCTTGATCGAGTACGCAGGTGATGCTGCCAGAGCAGCTGCCTTTTGATACCCAGCCATCTGTGCTTGGGTCTTTGTCGGGGTCGATCTCGACCTCGCAGAGGTAACCGTTGATCAGCTTCCTGTACTTTTCCACGGGCTTCGGTGTATAAGGCTTGTCGTAATCTTCGTCGTCGTAGCAGATGTCGCCCTGTGATTCGGCGAGTGTAGGTAGGTTTGATTTTGTCATAGTTGTGGTGGTTGGTTGGTGAGTGGTTGGTGTTAGTTGACGTAAGGGTGATTCGCTAGTGGAATCAATTTGATGCCATCGCTGTAGGATTCATGTCTGTCTAGGACATCGACCGTGTATTCTCTGCCCTCTACAATGACGTGGTCGCCGCTGTTGATTAGTGTGGCATCCCTGTATGCTTCGGCTGCCCTTCTGCGGTCATCCTCTTTTCCTTCGTAGTCAGCGGTCAGACAAGCACCGCTTGCAGTTACCCAAGCTAATGGGTGGCCGAACCCTATTGAACGCTTCAGAGCCTCCTCTGGGGTCTCGGAGCCGCTCTGGCTATACCCTTCGACTGAACCGACTGTAAAGATGGTCTCATAGCGGTCGCTTGAGGTTTTTACTTGGTCGTTATCATTTAGTGTAATGCTCATAGTATGTATATATATGTGGTTAGTTGTAAGCAGTGTGCTTATACCCAGAAAGCCCCCTAGACGATGTCTAGGAGGCTGTGGTGTTGTTGCAGTGTCGGTCTGTATTCGCTCGGTGGCGGCTGTCTATGCTGGGAGGATCCTTAGCCCTTCGTCATTGCGGTGCAGCTTCGCATTAATTCCGCTGCGATTGGCGGTGCCTCGGCTGAGGCTTAAACTGTCAAAGAACGGTACTACATGACCCATAATGTGCATAGATCGTGCACTGTCAACTCGATTCGGAATTATTTTACCTATATATGCATTTTTTTTCGGGCTGCTGTCGACCTCTGCCGATTGCTGCGCTGCGCTTGCACCTTTTTCACCCTGCGCTGCACCTTCCTAACGCATATGATTAGCTTCCTAACGTGGTCATAGCCTAGCCAAAAAACTAGTGAACATATATATAGCGAAATCCGCTGAAGGCATTTTTGGAGCGTCCGAGGGTCAGCATACCCGTAGCCAAGTCGGAAGCCGTACAGAGCCTCTCAGGTGCCCTGTAGGCACCCCCTTTTAAGTAGATGCGCTAATACTGAAAAGCAGCAGACAGCTGCGCTTATCACAGAATACTGACATAAGACTTCCTTATCCTATTTCCATATCCCCATTACTATTACGAACACTCCTTAAGGAGTACAAGAGCCCCTAGCATCAGTTGTGCTTATGTATGCAAGGTATAGTAGAGTAGAGTAGATTTCCTTATGCTACTGATCCTTTCACCTTCCAAAGAAGAAAAACTTATCTCATACCCGTGAAGCCCCACTGCATTAGCTGTCCTTATGCTGGAGCCTGCCGTGCCTTGGTATTAGCTGGGCTTATGGGAGCTTGGTTGCGGACTTGATATTAGCTGCGCTTATACTGGGATCCTGCGGTGCCTTGCCGTGCCCGATGAAGGTAGCTTCCATGTCCCTTGCGGAGGAGTTGTTGATGGGGGGAGGGGGTTGCTTACAACTGTCGAGTCTGAAATGTGTATTCATAAACCGCCCCATAAAAAAATACCCCCCTCATAGCCCTATACCAGCCTAGGTTCCTGTATTCCTTAAGGAGTTGTATTCGGTTCCTGTACTCCTTAAGGAGTGTTGTTAAGGTTTTCTTTGTCCCTAGGGATACCTTATTTCTTTTGCCCTACGGGCAAGAAACTCTTTAAGGCTTGGACTCCTTAAGGAATATGCTTTGAGTCTAATGAACTATAAGATTGACAGTCAAGTTTTATTTTTATTTAATTTTTAAATGCTAGAAGAAGCTGACAATAAGGGGAAGCAAGCTTCCCCGTGCAATAAAGAGGCATTGATGCAGGAAATCCAGGGGGCCATCTGGGAAGTAGCCGATAAGAAAGAGATAGCTCAGGTGCGGAGTCTGTCTAGGCACAACCCCGAAAAGGTAGCCTCGATTCTTTATTTGTATAGTACTGGCAACAGCCAGACTAGGATTGTTAAGAAGTACGGGATAGACAGGGAGACAGTCATCAGCGTCCTGTCGGACTACACGGATCACCTAGGAAAGTTCAGGGACTTAAGCGGCAAGATTGCCGCAAAGAGTTACCTGAATCTGTCTAGCCTAGAGGAGGACCTGATTAACTCAGTGCGTAATGACCTGGAGTCAGGGGAGTTAAAGCCTACGGTCAGGGACCTAAAGGAGATTTCTATATCGGTATCTAATGCAGCTAGGCAGGCATTCACTGCTCGTGGCGAGGCCACGCAGATAACTGAGGACCGCCAGGTGATTACACAGGAGGACTACGACGAAACAATCAAGGCAGCCAAGGAAAGAATCCAGAAACTTAAACAAGCAGAAGTAGTAGAAATAAATGAAGATAACAATTGAAAAACACGGGGAAAGCGTATCGATTGACGCATTCGAAGATTGCCTAACTGCATATCAAGTGGTAGAAGTGATGCACCGTATGTGCCACGCCTTGGGGTATCACTCACAAAACATAGCGGAAGCATTCTGTGAAATTGGAGAAGAAATGATAGAAACAAATGAGCACTAAAGGAAGCGGACCACGCAAGGGACACAACGCTGAGAAACAGCGTAAGAACTACGACTGCATTGATTGGAGTAAGAAACCTACTGCACCTAGGACGGAGCAGCCTCGCCCCAAAAATAAGTAATGCCGATTCAGTTTACCTCGCATCCGATTATCCATCCTCCTACGGATGAAGAGATAGTCCTGCTTGGTGAGCAGGACCCTAAGTTGTTGGCTGCACTGCACGAGGCTCACGAAGGACGTATACAAGCAGCAGAGGAAGACCCTATACGCTACGGCTTTGACCTAGCGGGTTGGGACCGCATACGTACAGGATTAAGTACAAAGAATGAAGTACTTGCACTAGGAGGCAATCGTAGTGGCAAAACTACTGGCTGCGCCAAGATGCTAATGGAGGCCGTCACGGAAAGTATGGACGGGCATATTGTATGCTTCTCTCAGAATGCAGATACCTCTATCAAGGTCCAGCAGTCCGC